ATTCGGGCCGAAGATTGATTCAAACATGGCTAAGATTTCTGCATCGGTCAACCTAGCAGACTCTGCCAGCCTCGTTAATCCCCGATTGTATTCCACTTGGTCTTTACCTGTTGGCATCTTGGCCCCCCTTCGATTCACTGCTCCTACAAATGAAACAATCCATTACTTAGTTTCCTCCAGTGGTAAACTCATTTGAGTCCCCTTCTCGCAGCTTGTTCTTCAAGCTTCTTAATCTTAACTTTAAGTTGAGATATTGAGACTTCCAAGGTAGATATATGGGCAGTAAGTTGTATTTTCTCTCGCTCATATGCCCCCCTTAATATTTCTAATGCGTCTGGATATGTTACTTGTTTTGGAGCCATTTAAATAACATTTAATAGTAAACAAATTAACGTTATCCAAACACCTGTTAGAATTCCTAAATTAGTTATCATCATAAATGGGTTAAACATTCTTTACTCCTCTTTAAATAACTGAAGACCATTCCCCAGCCTCCGCAAAACTGGGGAATGGTTTGAAATAGTCTAAGCCTAACTTAGAAGCTTAGACTTTAAACGCCACACCCCTATTTCCCTGCCATGAGCAGAGTTACGAGTAGAAGACGTGTAACCAACCCTAGTGAATCCATTACCCTTGAAGATAGAGCCAACTACCGAAGGGGAACTGGGCATCCCAACCACGTTAACAACATCATCCGAAGTAATAAACCCTTTCTGTTGTGCCAATTTGTACGCTGCTTGTCGTGCTTTTGCAAGATATACCTGATTCTTATCAGAGCTTTTGCTCTGGGTTCTCCTAGCTACCATTTAAGACCTCCTAAATTTGGGTTAATTTTGCGAAGTAACTACCAAGAATCATTCTTAATGATTCTTGCTATAGCTCCATACTGATACGTCTTTCCAAAAATCTTTGCCAGCCTTAAGGTTTTACACACATATTATAAACTGGCATATGTTCAGGTAGTTCTATATAAACTAAATGATCTTTCTTATAACTTTCTAAACATTCCTTACACATACAAGTCTTAGCTTTGGTCAGCCAATTTAGTGCAACTTGGGCACTAGCATAATTATAAGCCTTTACTATAGCTTGTACATTATAAGGTTCCCCCATACATATAAAGTCTGACTTCACGGAATAATACATAAACTTTTCCTTAATGGTTTGAATTTTTTGTCTGAATTACTTTAGCACTTGCGTCAGCAATTGTCAACCCATCTTCGCCCCCCAATATTTGATAAGTTTTCTGAGTACACTTTAATAAATCTAAAGTTCTATAATGTATATCTACAGTAACTTTTAACATTTCTACAGTTACTTTATAAATTTTCCAATTAATAATGGCTAAAAATAAAGATATACCTAGTAGGGTACTACCCGCCATAATTTCTATCATAAGTACTCCTATAAGAAATGGGTTCTCTAAGAGAGAACCCATTTGGAAGAACCAGAGTAACCTAGTGCCGCCCTTAACATTAAGAGGTGGTATTAATGTTAAGCTAGATTACCCCGACTCTCCACTCCAATCGAGCTTAGATGATTCACTCTCTAAACTATCGTCTAAATGAATGTCTGAAAGCAATCTTTTAAATGTACGATCTGCCTTGTATTCTTCTTCAAAGAGAATCTTATATATCTTTTTCTTTAAAGCTAGCCCTACAAACTTGCCATTTAACTTAAGAGAACTTTTTGCAATTTCTCGTAACATATATAAATCTGTACTTGTTACTGAAACAGATACTAATTCCTCTGCATAGTCTTCATCAGTAACTTCTAAGACCGCCATACCTATTTTATCTAATAAATCTACTGGTGCCGGTAAACCCGCATTAGCTACAATAGGAACTACAGTGGTAAAACCTTCTGCCCGTACATCCTTTTCAATCATCATAGTCAATCTATCATCTATATACAACACTTCGTCCCTAGTAAGATGAATTACCTTGGGTTCTTCATCTCCACCTTCTTCATGTCCACAATCAAAAGAATCACTGTTTATATTCATTCATCACCCTCTGAATCCAGGTTATCCCAAAAAGCTTCCTTATCCCGTCTAGCTTGTTTAATCTCCTTTTGTTTAGATTTATCTTTAGGAACTATTTCTTTAAAGATAGGAAAAGGTATCCTTCTTTTTTTCTCTAATTTATTATCCCTATGTTCCCATTTATTCATATTCCTTGCCTAATTGAGCCACTTTAACTTCTATATATAGTAAATTTTTATTGGGGGGTGTTGTCCCACAACTAGTACATTCTCGTAATATTGAGGTAGCGATGATTTGCCCTTGTACTAAATCTTGTACCCAATGCCTATTTTGTTTGTCTGGCCCATTATCACATATCCTACAATATCCAAATTTGACCAACATATCAATCTTTGACAATAAATTCTTCTGTGCCAATATTAATATGTAACCATGTAACATAACAGTAAATACATAACGGGCCAGAATTACATTCTGCATCAGGTGTAGTAAGAATAAAGGGTTCAGGAGCTTCATACTCATGACCTCTAGGACATCTAAAAGTTACTGAGGTTTTCTCTGAATCATCAGAAGATGTCTTTCCTACTAAAGATTGTTGGATTGAAACGTCTGGGTGTTCCTGACAACAAGGATGCCAATGTACTGTATCGGGAATCTTCCAGTTCTGAGCTATCCATCTTCGTTCATCTAACATTATGGACTTTCTCCCTTAGATTCAAACAAGAGATTTCGTAAAGCTTCGTGCCTACGACTGTCTCTACGATGTAATGCATCATGATAATTATCCGTAGAGTCAAACAAAAACTGAAGTTCTTGGTGTTCAAAGAACTCGTATAATCTCTCTGGGTGGGTGCTAAATCCCATCCATGTCATAATATCTATACCGAATCCTAATTGAGTAGAAGTAATTCTAGACGTTAGCCCCAATAAATGTCCAGTATCTCCATGGAACAAACCACCACCAGAATTTCCAAAGATGCTAGGAGCATTCTGCATTACATATGATTTCTGGTCAATGATTTCTCTAAGGTACGTTAGATTTCCTGGACTGGGAAAGGGGTCATGAAGGAGCGAACAACCGCTAACCCATATAGGATCAGCAACTTGTAAGTCTTTTATTTCTTCTTTGGGAATAATACTAGCTACATGAGCCATAGGTCTAGTATTATTTAATTTAACAGCAGCTAAATCATGGTGTTTATCATACGCAATGATTTGGGCTGTCGTAGAATTAGCAGACACTACTTTACTCTTGTCATAGTCAAAGACTTCAATACGAACTTCTTCTAGTACGTCAGTCTTTACGTCCTTTTTAAGAACGTTATCCCATTGTTCAGATACTTTAATGGCCCCATCAATAACGTGTTGACATGTCAAAGCTATATTTATGTAGTTATTAGGTTTATCGGGGTCTTCTTCACTATAAACCAATACTCCACTTCCGCCTGCTTGCCCAGCTAAAACTTTTGTGACTGGGTATAAAACCTTCTCATGAATTTCAATTTTAGATAAACTCATACTAGTCCCTCCTAACCTACTTTATGGCGATTACCCTCTAATGTTCTAATTATATCCGATATATTATCTAACTCCTTATTTAAAGCAGTAGATATTATATTAATATTATACTCTAAAGTCTGTAATTTATCTAACATTCTATCAATCTTGTCTTCAATCTCATTAATTCTAGTATTATATTCTGCATTAGACGTAATTAAATAGGACATTACCATAATTTTTCTACTTCCTCAACTGATTTCCTTACATATGTTCCTAACATAAAAGCACATTGCATTAATCTTCTTACTTCTTCAACTGACCACGTACCTACCGGATACTTATTAGTTATATATATGTATCCTTGTGGTAAAGAGCAGAAAAACATATATAAAGCTGGGTCTACTCCAGGGGTCTTTAATAAACGAACTGCTTCCTCATAAAAAGGTGTCTCCATTGACCCTTCTATTAATTCAGTTCCTAATCTGGCCCATTCGGGCATGGGGGATTCATTATTCTCTGTATTCATAATATCATAGATGCTAATATGCCAACGATAATAAATATCCAAAAAGCTTTAACTGGGTCATTAATTTCCATGCTCACCTCTCAAAATTTATTTTCACCATCTTCGCACATTTAGCCAAATGAGTCAAGTGGTTGGGGGCATCATTTTCAGACGCCCCCATAGGTGAGAATGGATCACCTCCTTACTCCCCCGATTTAACTGGGAAGATACTAATTCAGACTAAATCGTTGGATAAAGACTTCATATGGTAGAGCCTTCGTCCAATCAGGAATATATTCTAATTCTAATTGTCTCCACACTAATTGTAATAAAACGGTATTAAAGATAGGGCCAATGGTAGCAGTTACTATAGCATATGCTTGTGCTAGGTCATTTGGAAAATGGGGTCTAACGGCCTCTAATAATTCCCTATATTTTTCTTCATTATCATTAATCATTATATTAATATAAATCCCGATTCACATTTATAGTATCCAGTCCCTAATTGGGAGGTCGTGAATAAATCGCTCTGTGGCTCAAAGAGTTCGGCCGTGCCATCCGAAAAGACGACACAATTATAAGCGTGTCCACCCGAATAGTCAACCACCAATCCCACATTGTTTAAATGAAATTTTCTATCCATCCTGGCTTTAAAGCTAAAGGCAAAGTTATCGCAATCATATTTTTCTGCTACATATTTTTTATTGTCCGTCCAATCCCACTTGATTATAGCATCGAAATCCAAACGGGTGCAAGTCCAATACTTACTGTCTAGGGTTTTGCGTTGCATTGCACCGCCTATCAGATTGGCATCCAATAATCTTTGTGCTATCCACACAGTATCATGTTCATCTAAAGGTTCTGTTAAAGTAGGTGGGGTCACTGCCCTAGTGAGATCTAAAATTCTAGTCGTTATTATTCCCATTTTTTAATAACTGTTTCTAAATCATCTAAAGCTTTCATAGCATCATCTTGATCTTCCTTTAGATTTTTTATTTCTAGATTTAAAGCTAATATTTTTGTTTCATTCCCACGTACTTCTTTTTCTCTTTCTTCCATAGAAAGAAAAATTCCTCTTAGTCTATTAATTAAATGAAGTAATCTATTGGTCATGTGTCCCCTTCTCCTTTGTTTTTTCAATGGCATGGTCTTTCAAATCTTTAATAAGAAGAGTAAGAGTTTTATCTAAAGTTTTCTTATTAGCTGTTATAGTTTCTGCTAATACTAACATTTCTTCAGGACTTACATCATTATCTTTAAGCAAATTAATAACATTTATTATAGTTATTCCCGAAGTTTTTCCTGCATCTAAGATAGCGGTCAGGGTGGTTTTATACCTGTCCAAATCTTGTAAAGTACGACTGCTAGTACCATAGAAAGATTTACATATAAAAGTACCTAAAGTAATTCCTAGGAATAATCCTTTAATCAATACCTTTCTATTAATTGTCATCATAAGTTCGCTCACAACTACAGTTTCCACCACAAGCACAAACAGGGGATTCTACTGGATCTGCATACCATAAACCAATTTCTGGATTTAAACCGTGTGGGTTACACCCACATACCTCACATTCACAAACACAATCTTCTTCACATTCACAAAGACCTGTTAAAACGTATGCATTCATATCACAAAAACACTCTACCATCTTATCACTCCTTAATTATCTAAATCGGCCTGTCTTAACCTGTTTGCCTTGTTTAGCGCAAGGCGTACACATAGTTCCAAACTTAGTAGTTTTAGCATGTTGCTTTCGACTACACCCTGGACAGCGTACCCAACTCTTTTTCACTTGTCTGACTCTAAAATTTTCATTCCCAATGCCCCCAATAAAGTAATACACCCCGTAGTAATTTCAATATGTCCTAACTCTAGGGACAATATTGCTATAGCTCCTAATATTAGGATACTAAGTAAAATTTGGGGGCGTAAGTATTTCATTAATTAGCCTAGTTTTTTAAACGATAAGGATGTATCAATTCTTCCATGACATAATGATCGAAATAAGATGGGGGTGGACGTTTGTTATTTTCCATATATTTATAATATTCTAGGGAGTGTCCTTTCGTTGAAGTAATCTTAACTATCCATCCGATTATCCCAACCACTATGACAATACCAATACTTATACTTATCATTCTTGTCCCAGTACCTTCTTCCAAGTGGTGCCTTTATTGTATTATACACTAATTGAGAAGAAAGTCAAGTTCAATGGGCAAAGAATATTATATATTATGATTATAAATAGAATTCATTATCAGAAAACCATTTGGAAAAAGCTTTCCGTATTGGAAAAGACACTGAGATTTCTGTAGAATACCAAGGATGCATATTAGTTTGCAAATCTTTATGTGCTTTAGCAGCTATAGAAGTATCATAAGTAGGGGCATCAGCATCTAATTTCTTTCCTAGATGCGACCCAGCTTCATTTACAGTCCAAGGGGGTTTCATGTGTACAGGAATTCCAAAGTCATCTGTTTCTGTTTCAATGACTGGGGTATATCTCATAGCTTCGGGGGGTTGCTCAGAAGGAAATCCATACTCCCGTAGTAATTGGTGGTGTTCTGCTTGCCTTCCCGCAGTATTCAATAGAGTGGCAAAGGTCGCAGCCATTTCTTTTGGCGATGAAGATGTGCCTTGTTTCTCTATCCATTTCAAGAATGACCCCACAAAATCAATTGACCCGTCTGATTTTTCCATTAACATAATTAACTCCCTTCCTTCATCAATAGTTGGCGATTCATCTAATGGTGCAAACACTTTACAGTACATGTGATCTTCAATCATTCCTTCGACTATATCACATGTCCCTTCTTGTTTATTAAAAAATTTACAGGTACCGCACATAATACCATTTTTCATTTCTACATCAGTAGCATTTCTATAGCCTGAATCTATCTGGGTAATTTTACCTTCTTCTTTCTGAATAACGCAACTACCATCACATTCCTGTTTTTGTATGAGACAACTACCATCAATACAAGTAGTAACGGCTCCTTTAGCCTTTAATATATCAAATCCAGCACTTTGATTTACACCCTTCTCACATACCGTAACTTCGGCCAGTTCCATTTCGTCTACTTGCATATAGGGTTGTAAACCTTTCTGCATATTCTGTACTTTGGTGGCACTCCCTGCAATAGAATAACTCTTTAGCTTTCCCTCATTAACTTGATCCATAACCCGTTGGGCTATTTTGGTATCGTCCCTCAATTCCGTAATGAAGAATAAACCGTTTTCTCCCACCCCAGCTTTAAATATCTGACCACCTTTAGAAATATAAGCAGGCAAGGCCCACCCTACCTGAACGTCACTGTGGAGTACCATTGTATTCCTAGTACGGAAGTTATCCATATATTTATGAAAAGCTTTTTCTAAAGCTTGTGTAGTAATTAAATGGCCTTCTCTATCAATTAATTCCACCGATGCGGGGCCACCTAAGACCATCGCATCGCCTTCACTTAATTTAGAGACAGCTTTAGAATAAGTAGAATCATCGGGATAAGCTCTAGACAAAGTTATAAGTTCGGCTTTAGATGCTATTCCCGCTTTAAATAAACGTTTATATTCATCAAGGGCACTAGAAATATCTTCTAATGTGACCTTACCACTGTCTTGTTTTTCAATAGGAAGTATGGTAGCATCAATACCAACAGTCTGATACATCTCAGTATTGAATGCCCAATTAGACGGACTAGGTATTTTACCTACTGCAGTTTGAATCGTAGAGGTACCCATTAACCATTGACTCCCCACACTACTCCACTAACAGTAGGAGTTCCAGAAGCAGATATTATGGAGACATTCTCTCTAAAGTCTATAGGAAAATTAGATTCATACGTTGCCCCCGCTAATACTGAGATTCCCGTAGTAGTAGAAGCGGTTGAATCAAAAGATACATACACAATTTCAGCACTAGTCCCAGATTCATTTTTAATCTGTATCCCACGTATGACAGACATGGCAGGACGCTTCCTAGAAGTAGATGCATTAGCTGTTCCCGACCATTCATAATTCAAACCAGAAGCTCCATCTACATAAGTCGATACAGCATTAGTATCTTCCCGTACTTCAAACATTATCTTATCAGTATACCAGTTAATATTATGGTTTGCAGCACTAACAACATAAACTCTATACGTTGCTGCGGCAGTACTGCCTGCTATGGAATAAGAAGCAGTAATTTGTGCAAAACTGGTGGTTAAATTAGTATCAGCAGAAGTTGCAAGTTCCACACCAGAGGCATCAGTAATCTGTATCTTAACACTTCCTGATGCAGAAGCTCCCCTAACCTCACATTGAGCCGTGAGATGTTGAGGAGTTACACTAAAAGGGACACTAGGAGAAACCCAATAAAAACCCTCACCTGCTCCAGCATTGCCTGGATTAGTGAGGAGAGAAGCTGACCCTACAGCTGCTTGGCCCGTATCTCTAGCAACAGTAGCTCCCGTAGCTGTAAACATACTAACATCTGTAGCCTCTATTCTAGGGTTAGTGACCCAGTTTACTGCAATCTCCCCCCTATCAATAGCTAATAAATTAGCGGCTGTAGTAGAAGTTGCAGTTCTGAAGGGAGAATATTTTGTATAAGGATGAACAGATTGTCGGGTAGATGAATCTATCTCCCATTCTCGTGCATCATTATGTCGTTCATTAGCCATGCAAGACTCCTATCATTAATTTGGGGATTTTGCGTACCAATTTAAAATGCCAACTATTGCAGCTAAGACCACCCCTGCATGGGCAAACATTGCAAAGAGAAACATAAAGAGGGTTTTGGCACCATAAAATTTAGTGCGCCATTGTTTTAATTCATCTAATTCATCATTAACTCTTTCTAAACCGGAAACTAAAGTTCTATTTAATTCGGTGGAAGTCTCTATATAAGTATCTAGACGTTCCATATACACCGCAACTTTGACTTCTAACCCATCATTATCCAGAGGATTTATCCGATTTCTCATTTGAGTCATGTTGCATTTTCCTCAATACTTGAATAGGGTTATTAGTTCCAAACTTAGGAAGAGGAGATTTCCTATAATAATCTATAGGGTTTCCGTTATCATCATAACGGATTAAAGTAGGATGTTTAGGACGATTTATTCTCATCTTTCCTCCATATAAAGAAGGGGGGTGGGGTTATGCCCACCCCCCCAGGAAAAATTAGGAAGCGTTCAAATCCCCAATCTTAGCCTGTACCCAGAGATTCTTGCACCGCATTTCGCCCATTGTGTAGAGCAATCCCCTCACTACCAACGCATTAGCAGCAAAGTAGTCACGGTTCTCAACATACTGCGTAGGTTGAGCAACTGCAATTTCTAGGTAATCAGTATCCAACACATAGATGTTGGAACCCAAAACTGCATCATTAGATGCCACGGACTTAGGCACATCCGCATCTGGTAGGATGGGAATGCCCTGATAGGTAGCCAAAACCAAACCAGTTCGGGTACCTGGGAAGGTTCGTTCTGAACCCACACCAACTTGGTACTCTTCCTGACCCATATAACGTTGGTTAGAGTTTAACAAACGTTCAAGGTTAAAGTATTGGTCATGGCCCAAAAGGATGAGCTTTGGCTCCCCACCATTCTCACGAATCTTCTGGATAGCAGTATCCAGGTGAGTGAGGGATAAAGCTCGTCCAGTCCCACTATTTAACTGAACGCTGGCAGCAGCATTCCACGAACCAGCAACACGGTCACTGTAAGTTAGGTCATAAGCCCTAACTTCGGCACCATTCGTCACACCCCCGATAACCATGCCATCTTCGGCTACAATGTCATCAAGGGAAGTGAAACCAGCCCTACTGTGAGAATAGGCTAGGTCACCATCTGCGAAAGCTGTGCCAGTAGCTACGGTCACTACCCCAGTAGAAGTGTTAACCGCAGAAACTACAGAACCACTAGTCCTGTCAAAACCGCTGGTAGCATCATTCATAGCTACCGCATCACCAACCTTAAAGTGATGGGCCACAGCAGCGGGTACTGTGAAGGAGGTCGTTGAACCAGCAGATACAATAAATGCCCCACCAGCCAACAATTCTTCATTGATTTCCTTGATATGGTCAAGCTGAGAATTCTCATTCTCCATCGCCAGAACATCTCCGATACCACCTTCCAACTGTGCGGTGAAGACGGACTTCACAGAAGCACCGAAGGTCGTGGAAACAATACGAGGCAAGCTCGATACTGTAGCAATATTGGAGACATCGACAGTGGGGAGACTCCCCGTCTCAGTTACTGGTCGTGACCTACTTGAGCCACGGTCAGTTCTGACACGCCAACCAGCCGTATTACCCCAAACTACCCTTGGGACAGCGTTGAAGAAACGAGTCTGATTGTTCAAAGCTTGCCACACCTTGCGTCCATAAGTTGTGTTGAAGATACCAGTAGCAGTATCAACAGTGAAATAGGACTGTTTCATTAGGTATTCAGGGCCGAATACCGACTGATACAAGCCCCGCTGTGACTGTGCTAGGTATTCTGATAAACTAGGATTAGCCATAGTGTGACTCCTTTAATTTAAATTTTATAGTAATTCCCGTGGTACCCCATCAGTATTCCCCATTTCAATCTGAGCCTGAAGGTTACGCAGTTCCTTATAAGACATACCAGCTAACTGATCAACTGTATCCACAGATTCCTGTGCTTTTATAAGTGGCGTAGTTCCATCAATTCCCAGGGGGTTAATCTGTTGGGGAGCTTGAAGACCCAATTCCTCTCTAAATCCCATCTTCCGAAGCCGTTGCTCCGACTCTGCTTGCACCGCCTTTTGCATATTAGCCTCAGTATTAGCTATCTGCTTTTTCAAAGCATCAAGCTCTTTAGCCATCTCTTCTATCTCTTTATCATCTTCTTCCTTATCTTCATCCTCGCCCTTATACATTCCTTTCTTTGCTTCTTCTTCTTCCTCAGGATACTCCTTTGCGCCATTTCCTTCCTTTTCTACTTCTTCCTCTTCTTCATCATCCTGCTTCTTGTCAAAATTAAATTTCTTTTTTCCATTCTCTTCTTCATCTTCTGCAGCTTGAATGGTGGCTTGCTGATCTGAAATTTTAGTAGTAGGATTTACTGGAGATTCAGAATCTTCACCCCTACCCTTCATCCTAGTTCCAGACCGTACCTTCGTGCCATCTACGTCCATACCATTGTCAGCTTTAATCATGCCATAGACTTCCGAAGCAATGGCTTTAACCATTGTAGTCCGTTCATCTAACGCCTGTTCCTGCTCTTGTTTTGCAAGAACCGCATCTTCATCACGAATAAAACGGTCATCCATCTTCTGCAAGACTTCCGCAACAGCAGAAAGGGCCAACGTATTACCCTCCATGTGTTTCTCTATCCGATTTAGAACATCGTCTGCCATAATACCCTCCTAGTATATATAATATATGATATCCTAAGAAGGTTGGTCTAAGCCACTTCCGACCTTCTAAACCCGCATAACTATAATATAGTTACACGATTTATTATACTATATTTTCTACAAAAATGGTACGTTTTCCGTAGTTTATATATAATTACGTCTCATCTAAACAT